ACAAAACGACCTTACTACGAAAAAATGAATGTTATTGAATTTCTAAATATATGCTCATTCGTAAAAGAGAAGCAGAAAGCAGAAGCAGCACAGCGTAGAATGGATGAACTAAAAAGAAGATGAGCGAAGGACTAGTAACCCCACATAGCACAATAACTCAAGTATTAGAGGACTTTGGTAATGAGATGCAAACAGACCTAAGAGCTGAGCTAGTAAAAGACAAAGCTTATGTTTCTGGAGACTTAGCAGAGCAAATAGATTTTAGTTCTATAATTGACGATAAAGGTTATGTATTTACGCTTAGACTTAAGGACTATTACGATTATGTGAATAAGGGGGTAAGTGGAACGGAGAGGAAAAGGAATACTCCTTACTCTTATATATCAAGCTCTAGAATACCTTTTTACTTTGCTAAACAATGGATGAATAATAAAGGGTTATTTGTGAATAAGGGAGCTACTATAACAAGTATAGCGGGCAAACAATACAAAGCAGGCTCAAGAGATTCTCAAGCGTTTGCAATGGCTAGAAGTTGGAAAGAGAAAGGAACTAAGGGCAACCACTTTTACGACAATGTAGTAACAGATGCAAGACTAGATAAACTTAAAAAAGACTTAGGTAAAGCAGCTTCAGGAGATTTAAAAATAGCATTAACAGACACATTCAAAAGACTTAAATAATGGCAATAAATATACTAGCAAACCCTAAAGACTTTGCGCCTGTTTATAACAAAATGGAGTACCTTATAGAATCGACTAATTCAGGAGAGCCTAACTATGCTTATTTAGTAGATATCTATATTAATGGCTCAGGAACTAAGACAGTACGTTTAAGAATACCACTAAGACCTTCTGACAGTTATGGCAAGGTAGATATCCATAGAGTATTAGAATCGGCTCTAACAAGCGACGTAGGTAATCCACTAGGAATACTAGGAACTTATGATGCTCCGAATAGCTCGCTATCTTATATTGTAGAATTTGGCGAGGAGTACGAAGTGGCTGGTGTGCTAACTCAGTTCCCAAATGAAGAAACAGACATAAGCAGAAAGGCTTTTAACGCCTCTTTAGAGAAGCGACCTTTTATTAATTGGGATGTAACAGAGTACGAAATGGATGGCATTACTAAGAAGTTTCTTACCAATATGCCTGACAATAACAAAGTATCTATTGAGTCGCATGGATGGTTGTATTGCAAGCCAATTATACCTTTAGCTAATTGTACAGTAATTACAAAAGATAGTGCAGGGGCTACTATTAATACTTTTGAAATAAATATAGCAGGAGGTGCTACAGATATTAAGTTTATACCTAGCTCTCCTGCTTCACTAAATAACATAGATAACGCTAATCTAATTACAGGATTGCAGCCTATTATTACCTCCGCTGTAGCATCTTATGAGTTGTATCTAGTTAAATTCTTTTTACCTGCTCCAGTATCTGAAACTAGAACCTTCGTACTAGAGGAAAGCTGTAAATACAATACTAATACTTTAATATTCCAAAACAACTTAGGAGCATTTGATAGCTTTACATTCTACTTAGGAGATATGTCAACTACAGCTATTGAGCGCAAAGACATGAAGGTAAACGTAGACACTGTAGTGGGTACTGACATTGTCTATAGTATGAATGAGAGAGAGAAGGTAACATACTATACTAAGAAAAGCGAAACTATTAAGCTCATGTCAGATTGGATAACAGAGGCAGAAAGCAACTGGTTACTAGAGTTAATGTCAAGTCCTGAGATATACTTGCAGGAGGGGAACGAATTAACAGCAGTAGCTAAGATTAAAGCTACCAATTACACTAAGAAAAAAGTAGTACGCGACAAGCTATTCAAAATTGAAGTAGAGCTAGAGCTAGGCTATGACGATTACAGACAAAGAATGTAAATGGTAAAAGAAAGGTTTACAATAGAAGGGATTGACATTCCAATAGACAAGGGTATAAGTACTGTGCTAACTTTTAGCATTAAAGATATTCAGCAACCTGACAAAGTAAAGTCTAGCTTTAGTAAGACTATTAAACTTCCTGGAAGTAAAGCAATAAATGATAAGCTAAATTTTGTATTTGAGGTTAATAGCGATTCTACATTTAACCCTAACTTAAAGTTGGATGCTGTTTATTACCAAAATGATATAGCGGTCTTTAGTGGGTTTATTCAATTAAAAGATATTCACAAAAAGGACTATAACCAAGTAGAATACAGTGTAGTGCTATTTGGAGAAACAGCTAACATCTTTAGAGAGCTAGGTAACAAGTTTCTAAATGACTCAGGCATGAACTGGCAAGAGTTAGACCACGACTATACAAGGGTTATTCAAGAGAATAGTTGGGATACTAGCTACATTCTTAATGGAGTAGTTACACCTTTCCAATATGGAACTGGATACACCTACCCAATGATTAACTACGGAAACGATACAGACATAGATGTATACAATGTTAATGAGATGTTTCCTGCTGTTTATGCAAAGGAGTACATAGACAGAATGTTTGCGGATTCGGGGTTTACCTATACATCAAATTTCTTTAACGCTTCATTATTCAGACATTTAATTATTCCTTTTAATGGTAAAGAATTTAGCCCTTTACAGTCTACTTTATTAGATAGAACTATAGAAGCAGATACTCCATTATTTGTATCTAGTGGCTTAGACAATTATACTTTAGATAGTTCTTTATATTCAGCGTTAGACTATCAAACAAACACTATAAGACTAAGCAATGAGATAGTCGATGCAGACAATCAATACAACCCCGCTACAGGAACTATTACAGTCGGAGCTAACGGAATATATCGACTGTCTTTTGATGTAACGCTACAAATAGACATTACTCCAGATGCAGGAGTAGCAGCAGCAGGAGATGTTGTAGGCGGAGCTGACTATCCTTTGTTTATTAATAAGTTTGGTTTAAAGGTTAACGGAGTAGATGTTAACACTTCTACAGCTCATGCTTACGCAACTAATCTATCTCCTGCAGTAACCTATTCTACTGCAAACCCTACTACTTACCCAGACACTAATTTTAGAGATAGCGATGGATTGACAGATAGAAACTATAACCCTCCTAACAAATATCAATTAAATGTAGATATACAGTTACAAGCGGGCGATGTTATTACTATAGACTTATTGACAGCGTGGGATGGGTTTGCATACGCAGACAATTCGGTATCTCCTACTATTTACTATCCTTATATAGATTCAGATATTTTTAACGCTCCAAACTTAGGCTATTTTGCAGACTTCAAGATTATAATGTCAGACGCTTTCCTTTCGTTTAATGTAATAGACTCCTATTATGCAGAAGGGGATACGATAGACATGTTTACAGCAATACCCGACAAAGTAAAACAAAGAGACTTTCTAACATCAATTATTAAGATGTTTAACCTCTACATGGTTCCTGACGAAAACAATCCTAAGAACATAATAATAGAACCTAGAAAAGACTTTTATACTACAGACATACTAGACTGGAGCGATAAGCTAGATTATTCTCAGGAGCATACTTTAACACCAACTGCAGTAACTAATAAACAAAAATACATATACACTTATAAGAAAGATGCCGACTATTACAATAAGAAGTATGAAGATAGTTGGATAGAAGTTTATGGCACTAGAGATGTTTTCCTAGAGAATGACTTTAATAAGACAGAGCATAAAACAGAGTTAATCTTTTCTCCTACTCCAATGGTAGGACAACTAGCTAACAGTAGAGTAGTAAGTACTATAATTGATGTAGATGAAACACTACAGCAAAAGACTATCAAGTCTAATATTAGGATACTTTACTACTCAGGTTTAAAGAACAGTAGCAATAACTGGATACATGAAGCACTAGCAGGAAACGTATATAGAGGCGAGTACCCGTATGCAGCACATTTGAACGACCCTTACACACCGACTATAGATATTAATTTCGGCTTGCCTAGAGAGATATATTGGGATAGCACATACGGAAGTATTACGATAACAAATGCAAACCTTTATAACACATATCACAGAAAAGAATTAGAGCAACTTACAGATAAAGACAGTAAGATATTCAAAGGATATTTTTTATTGAATCCTACAGACATAGCAAACCTATCTTTCCAACCTTCTTACTTTTTTGAAAATGAATACTGGACACTACACAAGGTTATGTATGCAAGCTCGGAATACAAACCTAGCAAATGCGAGTTTCTAAAACTAAAAACAGTACCTACGCCAACAGTTATAACTGAGGAAATAATAGGAGTAGGCAGAGGCTTTATAGGAGACGAGGAAACGCCTAAGATGTTTCAGGATGTACTTTCTGGAAACAATGTGCTAAACATGAAGTCTAGCCACGTAGACGGATTAAACAACTTTATAGACAAGTCTGCAATGTTTGTAGATATTAAAGGAGATAACAATAAGGTATTTACAGAAAGTAAAAACATAACTATTCAAGGAGATAACAATGTAGTTGAATCTAACCTAGAAAACATAACTCTAATTAATACCAATGGAGTAACCGTAACAGAGTCGAATGTAACTTACATTAATGGAGAGATTAAAGGAACTGGTAGCGTAGAAACTATTAACTCTAATACTACAGCAGACGAAAAGGTTAGTACTTACTTATGCGATACATCAGCAGGAACTATAGCAGTTTCATTGCCTGACTTTCCAACAGTCGGAAAGGTGTGGAACTTTAAAAAGATAGCAATAAACAATACAGTGCAAATAAGAGTAAATGCACCTAACTCAATAGATGGGCTTTTAGTTAAAAACATAACAGCTTTAAACAACTCCTATACTTTACAATTTGATGGAGCAACCTATAAAATAATATAATGACATACATACCAGACATATACTCAGGAGTCAATTACATAGCTCCTAACAACATTCTAACTATTAACCAATATAGTCAAATGATTAACTACGGAGGGTTAACTATCTCAGGGGTTCTAGTTATCAATGGAGACTTAATATTAAAATAAAAAGACAATGGCAAATATACAAATAGGCACAGCAGATGGCTCTACTTTAGGCAACCCTCCAAGCGGAGACTTTTACATCTTTATAGATAGTAACAATGCGAACGCTTACACTTTACGAGACAACGTAGGAACAGACACTATATTGGGAAGTCCTAACCCTGCAACTTTATACGGTCTTTATTCGCAAACAGTACAGAGTTCAACCATTACAAACACAGTAACAGAAACAAGCGTTATAGGTTCTGGAGTAGGTAGTTTGACTGTACCTGCTGACTTTTTTACTGTAGGCGACTCTTATCATGGTAAAATTGGAGGGGTTATTTCTGCTCAAAACGGAGATGACATAACTTTAAGAATAAAAACAGGTGCAACAGTATTAGCTTCTACAGGAGCAATAACTTTAAGTCCAGTTACTGGTTTAGGATGGGAGCTAGAGCTTGACTTTACAATAGCAACTATAGGAGCAACTGGAACTATTTGCACAAATGGAAACTTTGCGTATAATAGGGACACAGGAAGTTTAGAGGGTTTTGTATTCCAAGACGTACAAGCAATAGACACTACTGCAAGCAATACGCTAGACATTACTGTAGAATGGGGACAAGCTAAGACTCAAGACCAAATATACAGCGCAAACTTTGTATTATTTAAAACTTACTAGACATGGCAGATGACGAAATAGCGTTAAAAATAAATATAGATGCCGACACATCTAACATGACCTTACAGGAGTTGGAAAAACACTTCGATGCAATGCAAACTAAATTAAAAGGAGTAGGCAGAGGTAGCGAGGAGTTCAAACAACTATCTACAGCTATGGCTGGCACTACTGCCGAAATAAAGAATATAGAACTAGGCTTTGAAGGATTAGACCGTAGTCAGGTAGCTTCGGAATTTGGAGCAGTAGCAGGGGGCATCGGAGAAATGACAGCCTCTTTGATTTTGTTAGGTGGAGAAAGCGAAACTATAGAGCAAATTGGTAAAAGCATACAGACAGCTATGGGCGTTTCGATGGCGTTTAAAGGCGTAACTGAGGCATCTGTAGCAGCTCGGAAGTTATGGAATAGCTCAATTAAAACATCTAACATAGCAATTAAGGCAAATGCTGTAGTTACATCTATTGCAGCAGGAGTAATGAAGATATTCAAGACATCTGTAGATACTACCTCGAAGTCTTTTAAAACTTTAAAAACAGCTATTGCTTCAACTGGTATTGGTTTGCTAGTTGTGGGCGTGGCTGCTTTAGTAGCAAACTTTGGTAAAATTAAAGATGCGATTAATGGAGTGTCTGCTGCTTCAAAGGATTTGCTAGAAGCGACTAAATTAAACAAAGAAGCTAACGAGGATAATGTAGAGGCAATAAACAACTCTAACAACCTACTAAGACAACAAGGTTACACCGAAAGGGAGATAATCAACATGAAGATAAAAGCTAACAAGAAAAACCTTGAAAGCCAGATAGCGGAGTTTGAAGCTACTAAATTAATCAACAAAGAAAAGCTAGAAGGTTCTAAGAGGAATCAGGAAATGCTACAAAATACTTTAGAGATTTTGTTTATAATACCTAGAACTATCCTAAAGTTAGTTGACTTTGTTACCAAGCGATTTGCTGACATGATTAACGACATCACTCAAGACCCTATAATGAAAAGGGTGCTAGGACTTGAGCCTGTTAACTTTGATTTTGGTATAGCCGAAGGAGCAGACGAGCTACTAGACCAAGCAACTAGATTCATTTTTGACCCCGATGCAGTAGATGAAGCAGGGAAAGCTGAACAGAAAGCATTAGAAGATAATCTATTAAAACAAAGAGATACAATAGCGGGACATGAGTTAGCACTATTAGACCTAGACAAAAAAGCTAGTGCCGACTCTAAGAAAGTAACAGACGATGCAGATAAAAAAGCAGCAGCAGATGCAGAGAAAGCAGCAGCAGATGCTATTCAACTAGAAAAGGATAAGAACCAATTACTAGAAGATTTAGAAGCTAAAGCAATAGAGGACAAAACTACTAGAGCTTTAGCAGAATTAGAAATAGCACAGGAAAGGGAAAGACAGCAACTTATAGAAAAGTATGGCTTAGATACTGAATTACTTAAGGCTTTAGAAACAGAGCAACTGTTACAAATGAATACTTTAATAGCCGACATAGAACAGGAGGCTAGAGAGAACAAAGCAACACTAGACCAAGAGGCTAGAGATAAAGAGCTAGAAGCAGACCAAAAAGCTCTAGACAAAAAGAAAGCGCAAAGAGATAAAGACTTTGCTTTAGCTACAGCAGCAGTAGGAGCTTTATCTGCATTAAATAAAGCAGCAACTGACACAGCTCTACTTAATGCAGCAGGAGATGAGGAGAAAAAAGAGAAGATAAGAAAGGCTAGTTTTGAACGTGAAAAGAAACTAAATATAGCTATGGCTGCAATTAACGGAGCGCAAGCAGTCTTAGCAGGGTTTGCTCAAGGTGGCTTACCTATGGCTATAGTGGCAGGGGTTACAGCAGCAGCACAATTAGCAGCAATAGTAGCAACTACTTACCAAGGTGGAGCAGGAGCAGGAGTAGAAACACCAACTGAAACTACTCCAGATGGAGCAGGCGATGCAGGAGGTGGAGTACAATTAAGTCCAGTAAGTAACACTAGCACTATACTAGGAAACCAACAAGTATATGTGACTGAAACAGATATAACCAACACACAAAACAATGTAAGCGTAATTGAAGAAAGCGCAACTTTTTAAAATATAACACAATGGAAAAAATAGAAGTATTTGAATTAGTAATAGACACCGATGACGAAAGCGGAAATTCTGCAATAAGTTTTGTAGATAGACCTGCAATAGACAGTAACTTTATAAAGTTCTCAGAACAAATAGAGCATAAGTTTAAAATTAAAGACGAGGAGAAGCGTATTGTGGAAGGGTACTGCATGGTTGCGGAACTTTTAATTGCTCGCGTAACAGACGAAGGAAAGAAATTTTTTGTAAAATTCTCAGCTAAGACTATAGAACAAATTAGAGAAAAGCAAAGCCGACTAGGATTAAACAACAGTTTTAACTTAATGCACGATTCAGAGAATAAAGCGGAGGGTGTTTATATGTTAGACAATTTAATTATAGACAATGAAAGAGGTAAGGTAGCACCTAAAGAATTCGAGAAAGTGCCTAATGGTTCTCTGTGGATAAGTGCAAAAGTTGATAACGATGAAATATGGCAATCTGTAAAGGATGGAACTTTTCAGGGCTTTAGTGTTGAGGGTATGTATAAGCAACTAGAAAGCGTATCAATGGATGAAGATGTAATTAATAAAATAATCAAAACTATACAAGACTTTGAAAAAAGTATAGAGGACAATGTACAAGTAATAAATAATAAAACAATAGACAATATGAGTAAAGAAACTTTAGACAAAGTAAAGAGCTTAATCTTCGGTGAAGAAACAACAGAGGTAGCTGTAGAGGCAACTCCAGAAGTAACTGAAATTAAGTTGATGGCTGCTGAGTTAGCAGATGGAACAATGGTAAACATAGAGCCTGCTTTAGAAGTTGGTGCAGTAGTAACTGTTGAGGTAGAAGGAGAAGTAGCTCCAATGCCAAACGGAGAGTACCCACTAGCAGATGGAACAGTAGTAACTGTAATGGAGGGAGCAATTTCTGACATTAAAGAAGTAGAAGCAGAGGAGGAGGAAGCAATGGAAACAGAAGCAACTCCAAAAGCAGAAACAGTAACAGAAGCAAAAATCAGAAAGATTATTGAATCAACTGAAACTGTATTCGCAAAGGTTGAAACTTTAGAAACTGAATTAGAAACAGTAAAAGCAGAATTTGCAAAGTACAAAGCAGAAGCAGATACAAAAGAGAAAGCTATGTTTTCAGCAGTAGAGGAATTAGCTAACGAATCTAGCGTAGCACCAATTAAGAAAAAAAGAAGTGGTGTAATTTCACCAAAAAAGAAATCAATTTTTACAGTAAATAAATAAACATTAAAAAAGAAACATTATGGCATTTGACGTAACGGCACTTAGTGCATACATTGAACAAATGGACTTTCCTTTAATTGCACAGATGCAAGCGACAGGAGGTTTAGCAGAAAAAGTAAACATTCAAACAGGAATCAAAGGTAGTTCAAACTTACAGTTTTTATCAACTGATGTTGTTTTTGGAGCAGATGGCTGCGCTAGAATAACAGGAGATGAAACTACATTTACCCAAAAAACTATCACAGTCGGAGCTATTCAAGTAGCAGAAGATTTATGTATTAAAGACCTTAATGGATACTGGGCGCAAGTTCTAGTGAAGAAAGGTGCAGCAGGAGAGGAAGAAATGCCAATGGAAATTGAAGCAGTTTACATGGAAAAGAAAATGAACGCTTTAAAAAACCAGCTTGCAATTTCCGACTTTCAAGGAGATTTACTTTCAGCAACGAACAACCTATCATTTTATGACGGCTTGCTAGTTCAAGTAGATGCTGATGGTACTGTAGTAGATGGTAACACAGGAGCGGTAAATGTGGCAAGCGGTATAACAACTGCAAATGTACTAGACATCTTAGATGGAATGTGGGAGTCTATTCCTGACAATATCTCAGATGCAGATGATTTATCTCTTTGGGTTCCAACATCAGTTTACAAAAAGTATGTAGTAGCATTGAAGAACGCTAACTTATTCCACTACTCAGCAGATGGAGAGCAAGAGTTCTTATATGGTACAAATGTAAAACTTTGTAAAACTATCGGACTACCCGGAGCAGCAGGAACAGAGAGAATGATTTTGGCTAGAGATAGCGGGATAACAGTAGGTCTTGATGGAGATTCTGATGAAGATTCTATGACTGTGAGATTAGACCCAGTATCTGAAAGAAGCATCTTTTTCGATGTTAATTTCAAGCGGGGAATTTCTTATAATTTTGGGTCAGAAATTGTACAATTTACATTAGTACCTTAATAGGACTTTAACAATTAACTAAGAGAGGGGTGGGTAAAATACCTTACCCCTTTTTTTATAAACACTAAAAAAAATAATATTATGGCTTGTAATTTAACACAAGGGAGAGCGATTGACTGTAGAAACTCCACAGGAGGCATCTCAGAAATTTTAATTGCTAACTTTGGAGATATAACAATAGGAACAGTAGCATCTGGAGTAATCACAGCATTAACTCAAGCAGCAGCTACTAACTTTTACCGATACTCTTTAGAAAAGGAAAACGGTTCTTTAATAGAAACTCACACAGGTTCTTTAGAGAATGGAACTAATTTCTATGAGTCAGTATTAGAATTTAACACTAAGAACTTATCAGCAGCAGAGAACGAGGAGTTAACACTTTTAGACCAAGCTCAGTTATTCGTAGTAGTCAAAACGATGAATGATAAATATTTCACAGTTGGAGCATATCATGCAGCGGATAAATTAAGCGGTACAGCAGTTACAGGAATGGCTATGGGAGATTTAAATGGCTATACCTATTCAATAAGCTCTAAAGAAGCAAAGCGGATGCTCGAAGTAGATTCTACAGTAATCGCAGGTTTAACAATCGCATAGTTTTAACCAACTAATTAAGGAGAGGGTAGCATTAATTTGTTACCCTTTTTTTATACTCAAAAATAAAATACTTACAAAAAAATTAGGTTTTGTCAATAATTGCTTAGAGCCATTTTAAAGCGTTCTAAGGCACTTTCGCCTTTCGCTAGTATGCTAGTATTAAAAAAAATAGTTCGTTAAAAGCCTATTTCTATTGGGCTGTAGAGCTAAAAATAATTAGTTAAAAATTAGGTTTATTAAAATATTTTTATTAAAGGCATTTATTTTATACAACTATTAATTTTTTTTACAATAGATAATATGGAGTTAAAAGATGAATATAAAAGAGGCGGTTCTGTCTATCATAAAGTAGTCGGACACGTTACCATAGTAAACGATAAAAATGAGTTTGCTAAATACAAAAAACTAGGTTTAGATGTTTTCAAAGTGGAGAAAAAAAAGAAGGAAAAGAAGGAACAAAAAGATTCTGAATAATGCCAATTTTGATAAACGAAAATACGACAAGCAATCTAACTTTAACGCTAAAAGAAAAGACTACCCTTTCTACTCCCGTTTATTTATTTCAGTTTAGAAATGTAACCGAGAAAGTTAGCTACTATTGTATAATGTCAGACACTAGCTTATACAAAGACAGATACAACGAATTTGTATTTACAGAGGGAACAGACCTACCATTAGCAGGAGAGCTTATATTAGGCGCAGGCGGTCAATACGAATACTTTGTTTACGAACAAACTAGCTTAACTAACCTAGACCCGACCTTAGCAACTGGCTTAGTAGAGTCTGGACTAATGGACTTAGAGCGTGCAAGTACTACCTATAATCAGCACGACATAGACATAACTTACAAAACGCATCAAGTAACATGATGAACAAAGAAAATATTTTAATCTTTAATTTTGAAGCTAATAAGCCTCCAGTATTTAAAGAGGAACGAGGGAAAGACTATATTGTATATGGCACAGAAGCACCTTATAAGAATTTATACCCTGACTATTTAGTAGAGCTTTACAATACAAGTGGAAAACATAACTCTATTGTTAACGGAAAGACTAATTACATAAGCGGTAGAGGTTGGAAAGTAGACCAAACAGTTAGAACGCTTGAGGACAAAGTTAAGCTAGAAAACTTTATTAATCACGTAGGTAACGATTCACTATTTGAGCTTACAAAAAAGATAGTAAAAGACAATGAGCTATTTGGTGGTTATGCTTTAGAAGTAATTGTTACTAAAGATGGCAAAGGTTTAATTATAAACCATATTGACTTTGGAGATATACGAGTAGGCGTAGAGGAGGATACTTATTTTTATACATCAGACTGGGCAAGTAGAAAGCCTACAAGTAATGAAGATTTTGAAACTTTAACCTCATTTCCTTTCGATGGTTCTGCTGTAAAAGGCGAAAGGTACATTTGTTATTACAAGAGTTATAGACCAAATCTCAAAGAGTATCCCTTGCCAAATTACATAAGCGGGATAAATTACATAAAGAGTGATTATGAAGTATCTAATTATGTATTGAACTCAATATCAAATGGTTACAGTGGCGGTACGATTTGGAACTTTCACAATGGGCAACCTACTCAAGAAGCTCAAGCCTACATTAAAAAGCAAATTAAAAATAAGCATCATGGTAGCAATAATGCAGGCGAGCCAGTTATAATATTCGACGATGGAAAGGAGAAAGGAGTAGAAATAATATCTACTAATCCTAACGGTCAAGACGATAAGTTTATTAATCTTAACCAACAGATACAAGACGAAATATTTACAGCTCATGGAGTAGATGCTTCTGTATTCATTAAAACAGTAGACACAGGCTTTAGTAATAACGCAGACGAGCTTAGAGTAGCTATAGAGGCAATGAATAGTAGTTACATTGAGCCTAACCAAATCATGTACGAGAAGTTGTTTAATGACTTTGTAGTATTACTTGGAATGCCTAGCGGTTTAAAGATTGAAAAGATAGCACCAATATCTACACCACTTAGCGAAAATGCTTTGACTGCTGTAATGACTACAGCCGAGATTAGAGAAATGGCAGGACTACCTCCATTAAAAGCAGAGGAGCAATCAGGAGGAGCAGCAGATGCACTAGCTACATTATCTCCATTGGTTGCTACTAAGGTACTAGATAATATGACTGCTGAGGAGATAAGAGGCTTAGTAGGTTTGAAAGGTACGCCAACTATAACTAGAACAGAGTCAAAGTTTAGCAATGACGAATTAGAATTAGCATTTAGTAAAATAGGTTATACAGACGACCAAATAGAAGTAATAGAAATATTTGATATTGATTATAACCCTTTCGACTTTGCGGATATGTCTCCAATAGATGGGCAAGTTGTAGATATTATTAAAGCTAACCCAGAAGTAACAGTAGAGGAGATAAGCGAGCAAGTAGGAGAAACGCCTAGCGAAGTTCAAAAGAGAATAGATAGACTTGTTAAGAATGGGTTACTAGATTTGAACGGTACGAAAATAGAAATAACGGAGGAAGGGGAGCAAGAAGTATCTGAACTAATTACAGTTTACAAATATGCTAAAAGAGCCGACATAAGCGGTAACGAAATAATCGCAGGCACTAGAGACTATTGCAGAGATATGTTAGCTAGAGATAAGAGCTACACTAGACAAGAGCTTTTAGGAATG